CAATATACTTGTTGTTTATGTAAGCATCTTTCTCTGCTTGTAAAATTCGGTACATAATATTAATTAGCCGTTATGTGAAAACTTTGGGATTAAACTGCTGTTGCAACAATATCAAATTCCCCAAACTTTATTTCAAATATGCCGCCAGGTGGGGGTAAAATAATCCCTCTGTTGGTATTTGCTGAAACATCAAATTGTTCAGAGGAATATCTGCGACTATCAACGTTTCCAAATATATTCTCAAACTGTATACTTGGTACAGCAACAACTCCTGTTGTGTTATAGATTACGTTTTGTACGTCGGCAATTATTATTGGTTGATCGATATCGAAATTTCTTGCACTAAAATAGCTACGAACCTTTTCTAGAACGTTTTTTATAATCAGTTGACGATTCATTGTAGGGTCTGTAACAATTGTAAACTGGGTCTTTAGGTTAATGACTCTAGCATCCAATATGTCTATTGCGTCAGTTATCATGCGATATTCATTCAGATAAGTTGCCAAGTTATTTTTAAGCGCATCTGGTGCCGTTATCAGCATGTCTTCTGCGTTTCTACAGATAATAAACAATCTAGATGCTAATGGATTATTGGGATTTGGCTGTATGCTAGCCCTATATACTCTACCAAAGTTAGATGGCATTGTATAAATTCTAGCAAGCGTGTCTTGCTTTGTTACGATTCTTCCCTGTGCAAGTTTAAATGCTGGGATTAGAGCTTTTAGTTCGTTGATCGTTGGGGCTTCTGCGCCGCCACTAGCTCTTTCGTCATTAACAACGTCCAATGATGCACGAACCTGTTGAGCAACATTAGGGGCAGCGCCATACGGAAAGAATATGTCTAGTCTTCTTATGGCCCTAATAGCCCCTGATTCTACGTTATGTTGTATCCCGCCACCATATCGATATTCTATGGTAACGGTTGTGTTAGGTGCAATAATGCCAAGGGTTGTAGTTTTTAATAAAGTGTTTGGATCTAATGTAAATCTTGACATTGTTTTTTTACCATACAATGGAATAGCAAACTCACTTGGATCTGGTATAATGTCATCTTCTAACGTTTCTGCGTTGCCGCCACCAAATGTTAGGGTAGTAAGACGTGTACCTATAGAAGTTTTCTTGATAAATCTATATGGAGCAGGCGTGGGAACCATTACATCCTCTACTAGACGATTATCATTTTTAAAGTTTTTAACAGCACGATAAACTGTATCTTGAGTTAGTGCCTCGACCTCATAGTATTCATTGCCATTTGAGTCTGTAACTTTTGTAATATCAGTTACGTTTTCATTTGATAACGTAAACTGTTTAAATGCTGTGAATGTTCCTACAGAAAAACTTTGCCTTGCCGTAAATCCGGAAAGGCAAATTCCATTACGTGAAAGAATATAGCTGCTTGGATCATTGTTAGCATTTCTATTTCCTATTGTTAGAGTAGCTAACAAGTTACCACCATTGTCACGTTCAGAAAAGTCAATGTTTTCTGTTAATTCAAACTCAATTCCGTTATTACTAGCAACAACAGTTCCGGCAGCTATAATTGGTAGTGCAGTTGTATCTATTAAACCTATGCCAACTGCTGGAACTTTTATTAGAAAGGTTACATTGACAACTGCTGGGCTGGCTCCAATAACCGGCACACCTGCTAGCTCTAAATGTCTTTCAATGTTATTGCTTTCTATAGCTGTATCCGGAAAGTTTTCAAGAAACTGATGATCTAGATAGAAAGAGTTTACATCGCCCACATAGGCTGCTAAATCAAGCATCATTCCAAGAAGACCGGCCTCAGTATAATCTTTTGCTACGTTTGGGAAATATGTGCGGGCATAGTTTTGTAGATCACTACGCAAAGAATCAAAATCTTTGTTTAGATAATTTCTATTTTTTATCGATTTTAATATAGTTTTTTTTGAATCTTGTGTCATGATCCTCACATAACGTACAACGACAACTCAATCTTTTCTTGTGTTGCATTGACTAAAGGTATAGAATAAGTAATGGTGATATCAACTTTACCAGTGTATTGATTGTTTTCATAATCAGGTTTTGATGCAAAACCAATTGGTGTAATAAACGGCATAAATTTTGTTATTGCCGTATTGATTCTTAACATCGCCTCTTGATCAAAGTCATCTTTGTGAGAGAAGTCAGCCACAAGAGGCGTTAGGTTGGCACCAAAATCATAATGCATTACTCTATCACCATAATTGGTTAATAATAGATTTTTTAAATTATCTGCTACTTGTTCACGAACTGTATAATGCATTTTAAAACTATCAAATCCGGTTCCATCCAACTCTAATGGAGTTTTTACACCAATTGGATCTTGCTTAGCTAAAACATTATTATTTGGCCGATTAATCGGACCTTTAATACCAACATCTTTAAAGGATAACATAACCATTGTTTATAATTATTATCCAACCCATTTTCATGTTACTTTTGGATCATATGCTGCAAAAGATGCGGCAGCTATGGTAACTGGTCCAGTGGCTCCTGCTCCAATAAAAGCAGATGGCAACTTAAGTTGTAGAGCAAGAGCTTCAAGACGAGCAGTAACATATAATTCTACAACATCAGCTATAGCCGATGCCTGCGCCTCGAGGGCGAGGTCGTTGGGATCACCTTTAAAGTCAGGGGGCATCGAGCCGGGGGGGCGCAGTGCTATTTTAACTCCTTCTTTAAGTGGTAGTTTAAATGGTGTAGATGGTCCAGACATATAATTTTCCTTTCATAGCTAAATTATTCCCCAAATATTTTTTTACTCTTGGCATCTTCTTGATTAATTGCATCAATGCTAGACTTTACTTTATCGACAGTTGGAACAACAACGCCAGCATTTATGTTTAACCCAGAAGGCCCTAAAGCGAGCAAGCTGGCTACTGGTGTAAATGGTATAGCAATCGCCGTTGTAAATGCTGTTTCGTATGCTGTAGAAAGCTGCTGCACAAGATCGGCAAGAGTTTTAACCTGCTGCTTTAGATCTTCTATCTGAGCATTATAATAGGTCCATCTAACAAATGGTTCTTTTTTGTCGGTACCTCTACCAATAATTATATTTTTTCCTTCTAACTGTATGTTACCGTCCAAGTCAAAGTATATATACGCTAAAGATCCCGAAGGTTCTGCTGCATCATTTGAGGGTATTTGAAATGTTGATGTGGATGGCGCACCGGGTATGACCGGGGGCACATAAGGGGGGGCAGCCGTCATTGGATCCGATCCAATGTTTCCATTGTTGGGAGTTCCTTCTTTAATTAAAAGCAAAGTTCCCTTTACATCTTCATCGTTTCGTGCGATAAAGCGTACATGATCTGCTTTACCAACCACGTAACTGTTACCTACTCCGTTAGTTGCTTGAGGTTGAACAGGTTTAATAGTGTTTTTAGGGTATTCACGTGCGGCAATACCATAGTTTTCATCAACTTTTGATTGTTGCGTTACAAGCACACGAGCTGCATCATATGCGGGGCTTGAATTTCCTTCGTTTGGATTTCCTACGTCTGGAATATTTTGTGACCTAAATCTGTATGTTGCCTTATCTGTTTCTTGACCAGTGGTTCCATCTGCTCTTATTGTATTGGCTACTATAGGTGCCGTGGCGTATTTGCTTGGCTCGGGTTTATATTGACCAGGAGCGGCCTTGTAGCGTCCACGACCAACTACAATATCAATTGCTGCTGCATCTCTTTTTGTTTCATTGCCATCGGTTACAGGACCGTTTCTGTCTGTGCCAAGAACAATTAGAGAGTTGTTGCTTCCTTGAAGAACTAGCTCACCAGGACGTTTTTTCCATCTTGGTACTGGCTCTTGTACAAAGCTTGGTGTGGCCCTTGCATCACGAACCACAGCATCATATGGATTGGTATCTGGCGGCAAACCATTTGCTGAAAGAGTTGCCGTTTCATCGGTTCCGCCACCATTTTGAAAAGAATAAGGTGGTGAATTATTTGGTTTATCTTTTTCTTCGCCAGTAGAATAGTTGTCAGGGTTGGATGTTGGATCCCACAACCTATCATAGTGAGTATAGTTGGCGTCTTCTATTGTGCCAGGAGATGTGGGCCTAGATATCCAATATCCTAACTTGTTATTTTTATAACCAGCATCTTCAAAAATGGCATAAACATGTTCACCGGGTTTAATTGGGAACATTATATGTGAAGAAAACATTGGAAATAGCACAATGTTTTGCTGAGCAGAAACACCATTATTGTTACTAACAATTTTTGCAATTACAGAATTAGTTGGTAATATCGATACTATTTCGGGATTACTTACGTTATCCTTAAGGTTAGTGATATTTTCTTGTGTTAGGGCTGCTGGGTCTGTTATAACATCAACAACCACGGCTCTTTGAATAGTTGGTGGTGACGCTTGGGTGCGTAGCTGCTGTTCTTGGCCTTCGGTAGTTCGACCGCCAATACCATTGAGCAAAGTCCTGCCAACATTTGAAGTTATACGAGTCATCGTTGTTAAATAGATTATACGTGAATATCTGAAATTATATCAGAATTACCTATAAAAACAACAATGACTATGCTTGTCAAACTAAAATTATCTATCGACCATAACGGAAGAAACCGAGCAATTGATTGATAGGCGCAAAAGCTCCTACAATTTTATAAGCCTTGCCGTTGTACTTAAACACTATTCCTTCCATAGAAGTTGTGACATTATCAACAGATCTGAGTCTGCCCAACTGTCTAGAAAGAACATCCAGAGAGTGCTCATCAGATGTGCCCTCAATCTGCTTAATCGCCTGTTTAAGCTCATCTTTTATTTTGTTTACCGACGCATCCGGATGTAGAGCAACTTGGGACTGAACGCCTTTTAGCATCTCTATTCCAAATTCTGTGATAATAGACTCGATAGAAGATAAAGCTTTACCAATTATCTTTGGACCTAAATTAACCAATGTGGCTATAGCATTAAACTCTTCCGGATCAGTATAAACAGCTTTTAGTGCTGCCTTTTTTTCTCTTACGCCTGGGGTGTTTTCATCAACAATAATATTCGCAAGAGCTTTTTTTTGATTATCATCACCTGGATATTCTCGAAGAATGTTGGTGACAATATATGCCGACGCAAAGTCCCTTAAACTACTATTGTTGGACAACTTAAACTGACTCATTAGTTTTTTTATTTTACTTAATGCATTTGTCAGGGGTTGTTTGTTGGATAATTTTTGAAGTTGAACTATCAAAGGACCAAATACCGTCCAATCGATCTTACTTTTTTCTAGTGCGCTTTGCATTGCACTTACTGATGATGTCAATGCCTGAAAACCCGGTGCTGGATTATAATCGTCTAGCTGTGCACCATCAGCATTATATTTTGTTCCGGAATCATGAAATATAATTGCATTTCTATCATAGTTTATAACATTTGGATTTGCTGTTGATATCACCTCTGCGGAATACCAGATATCTCCATTAGATCCAAATATATTTCTTTTAACGGCATCATCTAAAGACATCAGAGCTTTATTCATGACATTATAAGCATCTGTAAATGCTTTTGCGACCGAAGGCTTATCTTGCCATTTAGCTGCTACATCTGCACCGGTCATGCCCCCAGTTTTAATATTACCTTTATTCCTCGCAAATCTTAATGTTCGATCGGCAAGGTTATATGTAAAAAAGAAATTTTGGCCATCTACTTTTTCTGTTACATTTTCCAACTTACCAGAAGATGCATCATTCAGTATTCTTAAAATATCCGAAAAAGTTAAATCTAAATCTTCATGAACGTGCGATAAATGTCCACCGAGGCCACCTTCAGTCATTGGTTTTTTTGTTGTTTTTGTAGTGTACATGTTCATCACTGCTGTTTAGACAATATTTGTTGATATATGTCGTCTTCTGATACAGTCGTTTCGATTTCTTCTTGACTGGCTTGTGAAACAAGATCGGCCAATTTCAAAATTTGATCATTGGCTTTAGACATTCTCTCAAGATATCTGGCAAGATTTTGACCGTGTACCGCATGTTCTGTTGGGTTTGAATGAACGTGTATGTATAAATCAACCCACATTATATAAGCATTCTTACGATCATTTACAGAATTTTCATATATCTGTCGCCAGAGAGCCTTTGTTCTATCTTCTACAGAGGCTAACGTACCCAGTAATTCCGTAAATTCTTTTATTTGACTAACGGACTTCTGTTCTAGGTCGCTTACATTTGTGTTTTTGATTGAGTTAAACTCAGCCGAAGGGTCAAGGTTTTGACTTTCGACTTGATTTACTGCAACGGTGCTAGCTATGTTTTTTTTACGTGCCACAATAATAAGTATTTTATGTTGCGTTTTCTTTGTTTTTTTTGAATTCTTTATAGTGTTTCTTCAAGCTGGACAAAACAAGACTAAGTTGCTTAGAAGTAAGACCTGAGATCTCTTTAACATATGTCAAAACAGCTCTTTTAGAAAGAAGATCAATGTCGTCTAAGTTTTTGATCAACACACCAATTGCTTCAACACAAATCTTTTCATTTTGACTTCTGGCTTTGTTTGCTACAGCTGATATTATTTCTTTTAAATCTTTTCTTTGCTGTTCGGGGCTGATTACTTCATCACACGATGGTATAAAATAATAGGATTCTATTAAGCCCTGATCTTCTTTTGATAACTCTGCATAGTTGTCAATTGATATATATGATTGCGTTTTTTTAACATTTTGCTTGCTTTTAATAGTAAGCCAGTTTTTTGCAACAACGTTGAAATAAGAAAACGCCTTACTGCCTTGGCTCGCATCAAATTTCTCAACGGTCATATAAAGAAATT